TTCATTCCGAGAACACCATGATGTTCAAGATAATCTTCGGTATAAAAATTTGACATTTAATCACCTCACTCAAAAGCATCAGACTCACGTTTATATAAAACGTAAGCATCCATTAATGCAGAAACGTTATCAATCTTTCGATCTCTTCGTTCCTTTAAAAGTTTTCTGTTTCCATTATTATCTTCTATCGTAATACAATTGCCCATGGTAAAAGACATAAGCTCCTGATCAAATATAAGTTTATGCTGTTCGGCAAGTTTCTTAAGTTCGCCCAAAGGAACACTCTCGGTCTTAACTCCCTGAATTACTTTATCTACTCCATAAGGACCATTTTCTGTAATCCAACGCTCGACAAATTCTTTTGCATTGTATGGATCGTATCCAAAACTTCGAACATCATACTGCATAGAATCTATGAATCGAATAAGATCATCATAAACATCAGACATTTTCAATACAGTTCCGTCTAATACAATTAATGACCCCTCTTCTGTAAATTGATCATACTTAGTTCTCATAGCACTTGGAAGTTGCATAAGTGTAAACGAAGTAATATAACTTCTGGTTTTAATTCCAAAGTTTTCTCCACCAAGAGGAAACAGAAAAGTAAACGCACAGAAGTCGTCTCCTTGAGAAAGATCGGCACCAAGTGAACAGGGCATTTGCCAGTAATTTCTCTTTTTGTTATCGGGAAGCGTTTCATCATAATTAAAGAAATATGTGTAACCTTCCATCGGTATTCCGAATCGCTTAGCTAAAATATCATTTCTTGCTGCGGGAGCCTTTTCTGCTCTCTCAACATCAAGTTGATACGTTTCGTAGCTAACTGTTTTTCCAAGATTTGGATTTGCTTTTAACCACATTTCTGGATGAGCAACCTCGTTAATATTATCAAGTCGATAATACCATATAGAAACATGCGGATTTACATAATCGCCTTTTAAAATGGACATAAGTTCCATTTTGACGGTATCACCAGATCCATTTCGAACAGTTCCTTCAGAACTAGTAGCGACTATTAAATAATCATCAAGTTTTGAAGCGCCCTGTTCTATGGATCCGATTACATCTTCTCTAACATCTCCAGAAAGCCACTCATCGATTGTTGCAATTTTGCATCTAAGACCCTGAAGCTTATTAATCGACATTGGCCTGATTTCAAGAAGTGATCCGGTAAGAAAGTTTTCAATTCCCTTTTTTGTAGAAGAAAGTTTTACTCTGGTTGCTTTTGATCCAGTAGTATTTTGTATCGATCCGTCAGTTAAGAACTTAAACAACGGGCCTCTCGATCTAACAATCGCCGTTTTTATTGGCGACATTATCTCTTCGGATTGCTTCATTGTCGGAGCAGTAGTTATCTGATGCGTAGTTGACGTATCGACCGTTAAAAAATATGATTGAATGCAAGAACTATACATTGACTTTGCGGCGCCACGAGCAATAATTAAATACTGCTTATTAGTTAATCTTTTTTTAATAGATTTGGTTACGTAATGCCCACCATGATTATCTTCATCTGGAACATATACAGAACGTTCAACAAAATAATACCAGCCAAATATTTCTTCTGCCCATAGCTTAAAAGTATCTAATAAATATAAATCTTCACCATCGGTAAGTGTTAATTCGGATTCACAAAATTTTACAAATCCATCCATTGCGTGTTCATCATAGTATACTCCTGGATTTGAAATAAGAGCATCTATTCTATTCATCTCCATGGCTATTTCATCATTTATCGGCATGTCACCACGAAGAACCGAATCTCTAAACTGTCCGTAATATTTCGGAACGGCCGTATTAGATAAACTCATAGCAACCTGTCTTTTCAAAAATATTCGCTGCCAAACTACTTGCTATCTCCTGGAGGAAGAAGTCTCTTTGGATCTGTAATAATGTTTGCTTCCTCATCAGAAATTATTGTTCCGGAACTGTCGTTCTTCTTATTAATCCATTGGTCGATTGCAGAATATGCCCCGCCCATTTCGACATTTCCAGAGGCACTTCTAGTTCTATTCCAAAAATCAGATCCGTCTTTTACTTGACTACTATCTTTATACAAATTAGTATTACTAGAAGATGTGCTTGAATTTTTATTCTTATTTTTACTCTTTTTAGAAGAACTTTCAGAATCACTAGAAGAACTGCTAGAAGAATTGCTAGAAGAATTATTTTTATTTAGTTCGGATAATGCATCTTTAACAGCTTTATCAATATCTTTATCGGTGCCCCTAGGAACTGCGGACTTCATGAATTCTCCGTTAAGAGCACCGTTTATTTTTGCTGTAGCATATATTTTTAATGCTGCTTTTGCTGATTCATACAGCACCCCTCCAGCATCATGCATGATTCTATGAGTAGTACTCATATTTCTTTCCGCAGCAGCCGCTTGTAAAACACGGTATTCTTTTTCCATTCTAAGTCGCTCATTAACCTGCTTTAACTCAGCATCGCTCATTCCAGAAAGAGACTTAGAATATATAGTGTTTATCTTTTTTCCGGTAATAGCTTCATTTATCTTATTTCCTACAGCTTTTTCTGCAGCATTTCTAGCATCGAGGTTAACTCCTTTTCGCAGAAGCTTTGCGTCGGCGTTCTTTCTTTTAATTTCATTTACTCGCTGAGCTCGTTTATAGTTTATCTCCATTTTAGACTTACCGACATCTGTTCCAATCTTTTTGGTATCAGCAATGCCTACAATAAGTCCATCTTTTCTAATATTTGAAACAAATCCAGATCCGAGCTTTTGAAAATATGATTTCTTAGACGAAGATCGAATAGATCCAGGAGTTGTGCTAGAAGAATACTCTTCCTTCCTAACTCCCCACTTCATACCTAAGATCCCATGATGAGCTAAATATTCCTCTTCGGTCATTATTCCTCCCCTCTAAATCTCAGAATCGTTCTCGGAATTAATCATTAACCGCCAGTCATACTCTGAAATAACCTTATTAATCGAATCAGTAACAGATCCGCTAGAAGGAGGATCAAATATCAATCGAACTCTAAGATACGTATCGACCTTCGCCGCTTGATACTTACGCTGATCGCTTAAAAACTCGGACCAAGTATTCGAAGAGCTAATAATAGAATATCCTTGAGTACCTACGCCAAGCTGGTTTAATGCGGTAAATGCACCATTAATATACAAAATCAATTCGTCATCAAAATTTGTATAATCTTCTGCAATACCAAGCATCTTTTTAATTGACGTTAAGATGCTATCCATAGATCCTCCTTCCTACTTCCAAGGACAAGTATCATTTTTGAATCTTACAATTGGATCTTTAACAAGTAACGATTCATCACCATAATGTATTGCTTGGTGAGTATTATTTGATACAGAAATTAAGTTTTCTGGAGAAAATATAAATTCATTCCCAGATTCTAAATCTTTCTCTGTTATCGGATTAAGGTGATGAATAATTATTCGTCCGCCAATTATTCTATCTTCAACACCCAGATCGCATCCGTTATCACGAACTATAATATGGTGTCTAAGCTGACGCCACTCGCTAGATCTATAAAAAGATTGATTCAAATATCGAGAGCATCCGAAAGTTTGAATCCCTACAGAATTATTAAGTTTAGCATATTCATATCTATCTTCAAAAGAAGATAATGTAATAAGTTCTGAATATGTTCTAAGCATCTAAATCATCGTCATCATTTGAATCGTTGCCACTATAATTCTTCATAGCCTGAAGTGCCTGACTATAAAGTTCCTCAACTCTCTGCGCAGATTTAATCGACTCAGTCTTTGCAGAATCAAGCTGAACTTTCTGAGCAAGAGTCTCCTGTTCAAGTCTCTCGCGAGAAGAGCCAAGTTTAAGAAAATGAACAACAACCTGAGCAGGAGCGTTTCCTTCTCGAAGTTGTTTCTCTGCCTGTTTCATGGCTAGATTGATCATAATATCTTCTTGATCCTTGGGAGTTCTAGCATGAGACTGCGGAGACCCCTTTTCTGTCTGTTTTCTTGCTCTTGGCATCTATGTTCACCTTCTTTAATTATTCAGTAAACTTTTAATACATTATTTAACCGCATTATTCCTATTTTTATAAATAATTTTATCTGACTTTGTAACAACCCCAAACAATGGCGGAAGTCCATAGACATCGTAATCTGTCTGAATTATAAAATCCTTACCAGCTTTCATGGTGCCTTTATCAATAGAACTTAATTGTGTTTGAAGATTTTTTGAATTTTTCATAAAAATAGTTGCTTGCTGTTTGTAATTTTTATTTTGTGGCTCACGTTGTGCTTTTTTCTTATAATGATCATAAAGAGCATCATTAGTCATCTTTGTGTTTTTTAAAATTTTTGATGCCTTTTTCTGTTGTCTATTCTGAAGATTTGAATTTTGGCTCACATCGTAAAATCTTTGTTTTCCTTTTTGCGTCAAATGGCCATTAGCATCTTGATATCTACGAACTCCCCAATGCATCCCCATAATTCCATGATGCGATAAATAGTTTTCCGTATAATAATTAGCATTCATGAAAAACTCCTAATAATTAGTATGTAACCATAGGTTTCAAGTTTAAAAAATCTCCTGGATTCTTTGCAAACACTGGAGAAAAGAATGACACATTTCCTTTTAC